TAAGGAACGAAAAGTGCAAACAGTATATTTAAAAGGAGAACTCGGAGAACGCTTTGGAGAAAAGTGGAGCATGAATGTATCCAGAGTAGCAGACATATTTAAACTTGTTAAGTGTCAAAGACCAGGCTTTGATGCTTACATGCAACATTGCATGGACAATGATATTGACTTTGCAGTACAGAGAGGAGAGGATTATATTGATGAGTCAGAACTCATGCTCTCTTTAGGACAGGACGATATTACAATCACTCCAATACCCGTAGGGTCTAAAAGTAAAGTAGCAAAACTTATAACTGCAGCAATCATGATTTATACTGGGTATGCTTTTGTATCAGGCGGGGGTGGTAATGTAGCTTTTGCTGCTGCCTCTAGTTCAGCAGAAGTATTGGCGTATAAAGTAGCAGGGTGGACTATGATTACACTCGGAACGTCTCTCGGGCTTCAAACCCTCGGACAAATGATGATGCCAGATGGAAGTACCGATCAAGAAGACGATTCACATTTATTTAGTGGACCGCAAAACACAACAACACAAGGAGTTGCTGTACCAGTACTATATGGAGAAATGATAGTAGGTGGAGCAAATATTAACTCAAGCTATACGTCCCACAAAGCAACTAATTATGCCCCCGGTATAGGAGTAATGTCTCCTATAGGGGCTAATGAAGGTAGTGGTCATGTAGATCATCAGGTAGAAAACTAATGGCATCAAATGTATCAGAAGCTTTTTTAGCAATTTATAACCAAATGGGAGCTGGCAATGGTCGTTCTATGAGCGGAGAGACTCATCAGACAGCCGTGGTATATGACGCTTTATCAGAAGGAGAAATAGAGGGACTAGTTGATGGTGCTGCGAGTATATATTTAAATGGTACTCGTCTCGTAGATTTAGACACTTACAAAAGTTGCAACGAAATCAAAACAACAGCCTCAGTAAGCGCAGGAAGTACAACGGTTACCGTAGCAACAGGAGCACTAGACTTTGCAGATGTCGAAGGTGGAACAAGAAAAATTATAATTGCAGGCGCAGGAAAACAGGGCTCAAGTTTATTTAGCGCTACAGCAGGTACTCTGACACTAACAGCTTCAAGTAGTTGGTTTACGTCAGGAATGGCATCAGGTAGTATGATGTCAGAGGGAGCAGCTCGTATAGAAGTTGCAGGTGCAGGAGAAGATGGCAGACCCTATATAGGTTACATTACAAAATTTACAAGCACTACTTCCGTACAAGTTTATCCTGAAATAGGAACTACAGTAAGTGGTACTAATGGAACAATAGACTTAGTAAGTGCTATTGCTTCTTACAACGTTGGTAATAATCAAGTTACCACTACGACAGCTGCAACAACTACGGTATCTGGAGTAGCAGCTACACTTACCCCACCTGTAGCTGATGCGACAAGCTATCTCAATTCAAGTCCAAAAACTAATTTTCAAGGAATAAACTATTCTTTTAGATCAGGAACTAAACATCAAACTCCTATGCAAATACTTGCAGGTGGAAATCCTACTGCAAGTTTTGTCCATGCTCCTAATGTACGACTAGATCAAAATACTACTTTTGATAGCACAAATGGCGTAAGCGACACAGTAATTACTTCTACACAAATAGGAGTACCCAACCCTGCAGAAACGGACCACATAAAGTATGTTATTGAGTGCCCTCAACTTTTTGCAATTAGTACAAAATCAGGAACTGAATATAATTCATGGGTTGAATTTACTTGTGACTTTGAGTACTCAAGAGACTCAGGTTCTAGCTTTGAGGTGGTAAGGCTAACAGGTCCAACTGATAGTGTTATTTTAGGTAGGGCAAATGGATATGAGTACTTTAATGACCAATCTTCTGCGTCACTTCATGACGGTTTTATTGTAAATAAGACTAAGAAAAAATTTCAAGAGGAGTACTCTCATAATGTTGAACAGTATAAGCCTTTTGATACGTGGAGATTACGCTTTCAAAGAGTAAACGAACCAAATAAGGCTCAAGGACATCACGATAACATGAACGAGGCTTTTATTAAATTTGTAGAAGCTCAAATAACAGATAGACTTCAATATCCGCATACCGCATATGCAGGAATGAGTTTTAGTGCAAAAGATTTTAGTGGGCAACCTAAACGAGGTTACCATATAAAAGGTAAAAAAATACAAGTACCAACAAATTATCTAACTCGAGATGAGATAGGAGGAGACAGTCCTTCGTATAATAGACATATATCAAACGGAACAAACGAAAGCGGTTATCAAGACTGGGATGGAAATTTTAGAGGTGATGCCTCTACTTATGCAGTTGGTACTACTAACCATGATAAAGTATACTGTAACAATCCTGCGTGGGTATTCTACGATATCATAAGAGATAAGAGATATGGACTAGGAGATTTAGTTGACGATGACTTTGTTGATAAGTATGCGTTATACCAAATTGCAAGATACTGCGATGAACTAGTAAGTGACGGAAAGGGAGGCTTTGAACCTCGTTTTACTTGTAATGCTTATATTAATAAACGAACAGAAGCGTACAAAGTCCTTAAAGATTTAGCAACAGTATTTAGAGGTATTACATACTGGATGGACGGACAGCTCGTTCCTGTACAAGACAGACCCAAAGAACCAATATATACATTTACTTCAGGTAATGTTCAAGATGGAGAGTTTGCCTATGAAAGTACCTCACAAAGAATAAGAAAGAATCAAGTTGTAGTTAAATGGAATGACCCAAAAGACCAATATAAAGCAAAGTCTCATATCGTAGATGATGTAGATAATATACTTGAAAAAGGAATTATTAATACAGCAAGTATAACTGCATTTGGTTGCACAAGTGAAGGGCAAGCACACAGAATTGGAAAGTGGAGACTAATCACAGATAAAGTAGAGACAGAACTTTGTAAATTTACTACTTCTGTAAACGCAGCTTTTATTCGTCCAGGCGATATTATTAATGTTCAAGACTATACATTAGATGCAGTACAATTTAGCGGTAGAGTAGAGTCTGGCACAAGTACAACGGTAGTAGTGTTAGATAGACCAGTAGTGCTAGCAGCAGATACTTCTTATAAATTACACTTAGTGTATCCTTCAGGCGGTGGGTACTTAGAGCAAGACTCCGCAACAATTAATGGTGTTTCATATGTAAAGGGTAGCTTAATACTAACAGACGAAGGAGGCGCTGCTATAGATACAGCTGCTAAAGCCTCAAATGTTAAAGATGATAGTAACAACGAAGTTATGCTTGCTTGGAATGATAATACAAGAGTAGAAACAAAAACAATTTCAACAGGTGCAGGTACCGTAAGTACGGTAACTGTTAGTTCCGCATTTTCTTCGACTACAGCCGCAGATGTAATATGGGCAATCTCAGGGACAAAGAATAATCAAGAAGTATCAGGAACACCAAAACAATATCGTGTCATGGGAATTAGCGAAGATGGTGATGGAAAATATACTGTCGGAGCCGCACTATATAACGATAAGAAATACGATATAGTAGAAAAAGACTATAAAATACTTGCAGATACAGATTCAGAAAACTTACAGGAAGATAATAAACTAGCTGAAGATAGATTTGTTCCGTCTCCAGATGAAGTTACTTTTAGCATTTTACAAAGCTCAGGAGACACAGACACAGATGGATCAGGCACTGACGAGTCAATGCAGTCAGGTCTTTATGCTTCAATCGAGTGGTCAAAACCAGTCGAAACAAAAATTTCGAGTAAAGTGCTTGCTAGTACTTTTGTAAATGAAACTCTTGGTATAGATGAAACAGGAATTACACTTGGAGCAGCAGCAACAACAGACACAGGCTTTGGAATTATAGAAAGAGGAACTTCGAACGAAGAAATAATACAATGGACTGCAAAAAGCGGAAATGACATTACAGCAGTTAGAGGACAGTTGGGAAGCAGGGCTAGAGCACATGACTCGGGGGTTAGTTTTACAGAAATACAATCATATGAAAGTCCATATACAGAACTTTCACACTTCGAAGTAGAGCATACACTTACAGGTACAACTAGAGGTGAAAGAGTTACAAGAACTCGTGCTTCAGGAGGACGCACAAGTTTAGAAGTTAAAAATGTTAGTGGTGGAACTCATAACATAAAAGTAAGAACAGTAAGTAATGCTGGTACATTTTCTAAGTGGGCAACATTTACAAATACAATCAGAGCGCCAGGAACAGTAAAAGCTACTTCAAAAGGTAACTTAGCAGTTGGTGGAACAATGAGTTCCCCAATAGGTATTACAACTGCTGGAGCCTATAATATTGCAAATAGTATTTATAGCTTTACCGATGCAAGAGGGGTAGAATACTCAGTATCTCAAAGCACAAGTACACATGCTCAAAGAACACAATCTTTTTCAGGTCTAAGTGCTTCAAATGGCGTAGGGTATGCTTTG